TTGTTATTTAGAAAAATTGCCATGATTATTCTTCTTCCTTCTTAGTAGTTACTGGCTTTGGTGCTGTGGTGATCTGACCAATCTTCTTCAAGAAGGCTAGATCCTCTGGTGTTAGGTCTGACATATTAACTCCAACTTGTTAGGATTGATACGGACATCTCGCAGCTGAGCAGATCACCTGATGCAGCATTGAGAACGCTTGGGGCAGACACACTGCCTACATTATACGTCAAAGAACTAGCAGCTAATAAGTTAAACACTCTAACCACGTTAGTTTCAATGCCGTTTAGGTTGCCTTCGTTATCGAATAAAGGCACTGTAATAATAATCTTGAAATTAGCCAGGGGGCTGACTGTGTTGCGCGCATTGTTGCTTGGCGCGAGGTAGGGATCGTCTGGGCTTACGATGACTGAATTGGCAAGAACTACTGAAGGTGGAAAGGCAAAAGTCTGCCAAAGTGAGTTGTCAACTAACGCCGTTGCCAGGGTAGTTCGAAGGGTCGTGATCGATGCTGGCATTAGCCCACCATTGAGCGAGGGTCTAGTGCGTGAGCGATCAAACCTCGCACCTTAGCGAGGAGCTGTGCGCTCATTCGGTAAGGGCTTGGCTGGAAATCGACAGAATTAGAACCAGTCAAAGTGCTGGTTCTTGCTTGCCAGATTTCAACAGATATCATAAGAGCTGCTTGCTGAATTGCTTTGTCTTCTGCCCAGTCTTGATATTCTGTGGCTTTAACAGTAGCAAAAGGGTTAAAAGGATGTAAAGGTGTATCTGACACATGATTAGTAGTAATGTTGATGCTTTTGTCTACAACTGCTGTAATTGTTTTATTGCCGTTGAAGTGCGCACCTGCGCCTGTAATGTTTACAGTTTGACCAACATAATAGATTTCTTTTACTGACTCTGTAAAGTAAAGAGTTCCTACTGTGCCTGTGTTTTTGTGTGATATAGCAAAATTAGTGTTAGCCCAAAGCATTGGAAGTAGGACTGCATCAGCTGCGTCGCACACTTCTTGGATTGTCGCATCTGGGTACAACGAACCAACGCCAAGGACTGATTTCATCTCAGCTACTGTTGTAAGTGCCATTGCAATCCTTTCTAAAGACCAAGAGGGGGCAAGGGCTATGCCCCCTCTCAGCGACTTAGGGTGTTACTTATGCCTTGTTGTTCTGGAAAGCACCAGCTGCAACCTTAGTTGCGATTGCGCCATAGCCGTAGTAGCCGATTGTGACCTGGCCTGCGGCTGTTGATTCTGCGCGTAGGCGGTAGGTTGGGCTCTCGTACCATGTGTAAGCATCTGGGTTAACGATAAGAATTGTTCCATCGCCATCGCCAGCATTAGTTGGATCAACGTAGAGGTTAAGTCCTGCAACGTTACCTGTAAGTGATGTAGGTGCTACAACTCCGCCAGCGTTCATTGGCTGTGAAGCTGTGTAGATTGGGCGACCGGCATCGTTAAGCGACATGATGTTTGACCATTGTCCTGTAGATACGACCATGTTGCGAGCAAATGGGTTAGCAAGTCCTGCTGTTGCGCCATAAACGGAAGCTGATCCGCGAGCAACAATTCCAAGCAATTCTGCTGCTGTTGGATAAGTTGCCACTGTGGTTGCATCAACTGTTGCACCTGCGATAAGAGCTGCGTTAACTGCTGCGTTTGTTGTCTTTGCGTAAGCAGCTGCCATGTTGCGAACAAGTTCATCAAAGAATGCTGGAGATGTACGATCTAGCAATTCGACTGAGAATACTTGCTGGCCAGCATACTTTTGTACGGTTACAGAAAGGAATGCTGAAGTTTGATCTGTGTTGCTAAATGCATCGCCTTCTGGCTCGATTGCAACTGTTGGCATTGCTGTGATCTTTGGGATCTCAAATGTCATACCGGCATCTGGAAGCACTCCGCGAGAGATTGCATCGATTGATGGACGGATAGTTGTACCGAGTGGGTTGATGATTTCGGATAGTTGACGTGTTGGTACTAGACCAGCGTTGTCTGTTGTATCTGCTGCTGCTGCGATCCATTGACGAGCTGTGTCGTCTCCGAGTGCTGCGCGAATTGTGTTCTCTGCATACTTAGCAGCTGTTACTTCAATGCGTGGCTTTGTGTAAGCCATTGCTGTGACAGTTGGGCGAGCAGCTTCGACCGCTGGTGCTTCAACTGGTGTTGCTTCGACTGCTGGAGTGGTGTTTTCCACGGTGGCTGTCTCGCTTTCTGTTGGTTGGGTTGATTCTTCTACAGCAGATTCTTCCGCTGCAATATCAGTAACTTGAGCAGACTTGAATGCTGGCTCTGTCACTAAACTTACTTCGACCAAGCGAGCAGCGGATACATAAGTCACACCGTCCTTGATCTTTGACTTTAGAACTTCTGCACCGATGCTTAGTCCTGATTGCAATCCCTCTTCAGCAAGGATCAAGGCTTCTGTGCCGCGCTGTGAGCGACTTACAGAAAAGACTGCATCGATTGAGTTCTCTGACTCAGAGAAACTGACTGCACGACCCAAAGGCTTTTTAGAATCGTGTTGGTTTAATAATTTGATTGTCTTAGGATCTGGGATCTCGATTGATCCAGAAGCAAAAATAACTTTGCCCATGTTGGTAGATCCTGCTTCAATGTTAAGAGGCACGATCTTGCCTGAGATAGTGCGATTGGCTGAATCGGCTGTTAATTCAGCTGCGAAGGTGATTATCTGGGTCATTGCATTCCCTGACTTCCGTTAGGTGTTAGATCTGTCATTTCCATTGCTTGTTCTTGAGTAATAAGTTCAAGTTGTAATAGTTTTTCGATTACTGCCAGTTCTGCTAATGGATCAGTGCGCAAGAAGTTTTTGTCAATGTCAAACTTAACAACATTTCCACGAGCTGTGATGTCGTCCATTGATAAACGATCTTCAATAGCAGTAATAAATGGTTGCAAAGATAGTGTCAAGAATTGCTTGCGCTCATCTTGCACATTTGCATAAGTCATTGAGTTATTCTGATCTGCTGAAACATAATATGCAGGGACATTGCAAAGGCGCGCAATCTCAGTGGCCAAATTGAAAATCGCCTCTCCGTACATCATTTCCTTAGGTGAAAATGACACTGGCTTATATTCTAAAGTGCTTGTTAGATAAGCAGTAGAACGATTGTTGCGAGCATTACGCCAAGCAGCTAGTAATCCTGAAACTTCTTTAGGATCAAGATCCGCACCGGTATTCTTGATATAACCAGTAGCCATTGGAGTTGATGCAGCGATTGCTGCTGCCTTCTGGACATCGATGGCCGCACGAATTGTTTGAATGCCTGTTGTCAAGATACCTGGTAGCAAAGATTGAAAAGTAATTAAACTTCCAAGACCGTCCATTGGTAATGTTGTTCCATCAACTGCATAAGACTTAACAAAAGTGTTAGTGCTATCTAAAGTTGCAGTAACGCGATTGTTAGCAATCCATTCAAAGCGAGATGGGCGACCATCTTCATTGTAAACTTCAACAACTTGCCAGAAGGCTTGCGAATATAGCAATAATGATTCGACTGTGTAAGCAATCGTAACTGATCGAGGTTGAGAATATGAAGGCTGCTCTAACCAGACTGGTGAGCCAAGCTCTTCGTTAGTTGATTTTCTGTAAAGCTCTAATGGGATTGCGCCGATAGTGCCAGCCAAAAGATTGCGGCATCTTTGCAACGCTGGTACGGAGAGGGCATCTTCTCTGCTGACGAATGCATATTGAAACGGCATTGCATAAGGTGAATACTCACCTAGAACTTGAGGGGCATACTGCGCTTCGACAGTTGACTTTTTAGAAGGTGATTCTGCGCGCGAAAATATACCCATGGCCTAAATGATAGCACAACCTAGACAGATTGCTAGTATTTGTCAAGTTATGATTTGAGGTTTTGGTTGAGGGATCATCAACTTCGACACGACCATTGCTAAGCCGATTGGGGCTGAAATATCTCCAGCAGACTTTCGCTTGATAATTCGCCAGGCAGAGTCGTTGACCTTAGCTGCACAGTTGTTCATCTGCTGAATCAATTCGGCTTGCCCATTGTGGACTATTCGATGATTGACTAAACCTTCCAGAAGGTCGCCACAGGCCTTGTAGAACTGTTGCCCTGATACGTCCTCGATCATAACTCCAGCATTGCTTAATCGATCTGCAATGGTCTGAGTTGCGTATTTGTCGTAGCAGACTAGGCGTGGCTTATAGATGTCGCACCAACCTTTAATCGATGCAGCCATCTTAAGTTCATCGATGGCGACTTGAGAGCTGTAGGTCTCCAAGATCCCGATGCCAATCCGTCCATCTGGGAGTAGTTGTCCTGCGACCAGTGATCCGTTCCGCCGTGACGGACTGACATCGAAACCAAACACAGTATAAGCCCCTGGACTCATTTCCAACGTATTATCTGAAGTTTCTTCAAGAACGCCATGAGGCCAAGGACTTGACAGGCTATCAATCCACTGACAAAGGGTTTCGGTTCTTGTATTTTCAATCGGGCTGGTTGCAATAGCTTCTTCAATGGCATCTTCGGTAATTGTGTAACCAAGGGAAGGGTTAGCCAAAGCCCATGCAGATCGATCACTAATCTTGCAATACTGAGGAGCTGAATACTCATAGAATCCAAAAGACTTGGGTGGATAGTCAATAGCGCGTTCTCTAAGGTCATTAAGCACAGTGCTGAAAGCGTCACCGGCATTGGAAGTTAAAAGGGTCTGAGAATTTGGGTGCGCTCTTGTGGTTGGAGTTGCTGCCCGAAATCCGTCTTCGGTGATCTCTCGAACTTCATCGATATAAAGCAAACCATTGACAGATCTACCGCGAGAGCCATCGCGAGTAGCTGCGACAACATCGAGCCTTGCCCCAGATAGCATCTCGATCGACTCAGTGCCGTTGGCGTGTCGGATCTGCTTGACGAATCCTTTGAGATGGTCATTGGTTTCCAATAAATGAGTTACTTGCCTAAAGGTATCTAAAGCCATGCTTCGATTTGAGGACATGATCAAGACATTGGTATTCCACTTGATCAAGTGAGCAAGAATCAGCATTCGCGCCAAGTGGGTCTTGCCGTTCTGCCTGGCTACCAAGATCAGGTTAGTTTTGCGAATCCAGTTGCCCTTTTTGTCGATCGTGAGCATATCTTTGAGAACAAACTCCTGCCACGGCATCAATGGCATCTTTACGATCTCGCATAGATCCTTGACATCTTGCAGCTTGTTTTCGCCCTTAAGAAGTGGACTGTGAAGCCTTGGTTTAGTTGCCCCTCGTAGGGCTTTGGATCTTTTGGGCTTATCTGTCATTGACTCGGACTAGGTCGGGTCTTAAAAGGACTATCCAGCATCGGTTCGGACTGCATCGGGGAGATATTGCCAGGAAAGACAGGGGGGGTAGCCGTCTTACCTAAAAAAACCCCATCATTTAGGCTTCCCTTGCGTAGATTGCATGACTTGCATAAGACTCTTAGATTATCAAGGTCATGAGTTCCACCCACCTTGCGTGGAATGATGTGATCGATGTGCATCTCACCTTGATCAGTGCCACAGATCTGACACAGTCTGCCATCACGCATGAACACACGCTCTCGCTGTGACCGGTATCGTCTGCTGTTTAACTTATCTAATGCCATGAGTGTTGCTTCCAATGATCTAAGGCTGCACAGTAATCAGGCTCATTACCTATCATGCCATATCTATGACTGACATATCTATGAGTCCAATCGTATTGCTGCATTGGTGTAGCTGTGGCTAACCACTTCGATCTACCTTGCATGAACCCATAATGGCTACCATTAACAGCATTAAAGTTCCAGTTACTCTCTTTAGTAGCAAGAGTGTCTAAGCATTGGTAATTGTTAATTGATAACTGGCTTTGAATATATTCTTTAATCGTTAAAGGTTTAACTTCTTTTGCTTCTGCTTCTGTGGGTGCTGATTCATTTATGAATAGACCTGCCCCCAAAGCTAAACACGCGGTCGCGAGCAATCGCCCACAGGCGCTCGCTAGCGAGTTATAGCGTAGCAGTCGTGTCAAATCCATTGATGTTTTACGCATGATCTTGGGCGTGTCTAATCCTGCATGCAATCA